AACTGTTGAAGAAAAACCTAAACCAAGGAGCCAAGTATTTTGATAGCACTCATCTTGCAAGCATTAGGCGCGTTTACTATTACTGTTGCCGCATGGCGTATAAATCCTGCGGTATCATTGGCAGTGGGTGGTATTTCACTTATTCTTTTCGGTATTGCTTTTGAGAAGCCGAAGGACGGACGGTAATATAAATGCTCGGTAATCTTCTCAAACGAGCCTTAGCTCCCCAGGCAACTACGTACCAGGGTTCGGGTGGCTGGGCTAATAGTATGGGTCAAGTAGGAAGGTTCGGGGATGGTGGTAACTGGGCTGGCAGTCTTGTTAATGAAGAGTCTACTTTGGGTGTTCCTGCTTTGTTTCGCGGTATCACTCTTATTTCGGATGCGATTGCTGGCCTACCTTTACACGCGTACCGTGATACGACTCTCATAAGCCCTACCCCTAGTTTATTGCTTCGACCTAATCCACCCGAAACACGTATAGAAACTATTTCTACTATGGTTTCTACTTTATTGGTGCATGGTAATTATGTTGCTGTTCTTGGTGATGCTACTTCTAACGGGTATCCAGATAATATGTATCCCGTCCATCCTGACCGTGTTTCTGCCCAACGGGTAAACGGTCGCATTATATATAAAATAGATAACACGCCTTACGACCAGGCAGAGATATTTCATATTAAACTTTATTGTAGACCTGGTGACATTTTCGGGCGTGGTGTTCTTTCTACTCAGCGCCAGTCACTTAGTACCCAGATTGCTTTACAAGAATACGCGGCCAAGTATTTTGATACGGGCGTAACCCCATCTGGTGTATTGAAATCGTCTAACCCTGATCTAAACCAAGAGGAAGCAGAATTACTTAAAGCTTCTTGGATGCGCACTTATGGCCGCAAGTCACGGGAACCCGCAGTACTTAACGCCACTACCGAGTTCCAGGTATTGTCAGACAATGCGCAAGAATCGCAGTTAATCGAATCGCGCACCTTTCACCTCACCGAAGCCGCTAATATGCTTGGCCTTCCTGGCGTATATCTTGGCGCGCCCAACTCGTCACGTACTTACTCAAATATCGAGCAGGAAAACTTACAGTTAGTGCGTTGGACTCTTGCACCTATCGCTAACCGTATTGAGCAAACCTTTAGCGACTTTATTCCGCGTGGACAAATGGCGCGCTTTAACTTTGATGGCCTCCTACGCGCAGATACCTTTACCCGTTATCAAGCCCACCAGATCGCTTTACAGAATGGGTTTATGACAATAGATGAAGTACGCGCACACGAATACCGAGATTCGTTAAATAATCCAGAAGATCAACCCGAAATAATTGGAGAAAACTAAGATGGAAACTCGCGCTTTTGAGAACATGGATTTAGAGGTACGCGCTGACGGTGACGGCCGTACTATTTGTGGGATTCTAGTTCCATATAATGTTGAGCAACGTATCCACGCCAGCCTCACCGAGGTATTCCGTAAAGGCGCTTTTGCTGACGTTATCCGCGCCGCCCATAGGGTTAAACTTTTATCCGGTCACGAAACCCGCAAATTTCCTTTAGGCCGCGCGACCATGTTACGTGAAGAAGAAAACGGGCTTTACGGTGAACTTAAAATAAGCAAAACCCGCGCAGGTGATGAAGCCCTGGAACTTATTAAAGACGGTGCGCTAGATCAGCTCTCTATCGGATTTCAGCCGTTAAAAGATACTCGCCGCAAAGACGGTGTAGTGGAACGCCTCAAAGCCCACTTGGCAGAAGTGAGCCTGGTTACTTTTGGTGCTTACGGTGACCTTGCCGCAGTAAGCGCAGTACGTGATATAGAAGAAACACCTAACATGGCCGCCGCTCGTCATATTCTAGAAGCACTAAAAAAGTAACTGGATTTAATCTAGTCACCTAGTACCCTAATCATTAGAGTACAATTACTGTTAGCAGAATATAAAAACTCACACCCCTAACCAGGGCAGTACGGACACCCCGCCTTAGGCGACACCTCCAGACGCTAGGTAAGACACCTGAGAAAAAAATCAGACCCTACCTATTTTGGAGTGAAAATATGTCTACTTTTCTTGACTCTTTGCGCGCCAAGCGTGACGAAAAAACTGGCCTTATCGAGGCTATCGTTACGCGTGCCGCAGAAGAAACCCGTGATCTTACCGAAGTTGAATTAACCAATGTTCAAGCCATTGACCTTGAAGTTAAAAAAGTTGATGAGCGTATTGAGCAGATGGCAGATATCGAAATCCGCAACGCTAAAGCCGCTGACCTTGCCGCTAAAGTTGATGGCGTAGAAACCCGTTCAGTTGCACCAGCTCGCGTTACTTATGAGGAACCTACCTACCATGAGCGCGGTACTCACCAATTTTTGGCTGACGCTATGGCCGCAGAATTCGGTGGAGCATACGAGGCACGCGAACGCATTAACCGTTACCAAAACGAAGTACGCCTAGAGAAGCGCGATAGCACTTCGTCTAACTTCGCTGGCCTTGTAGTTCCACAATACTTGGTAGATCAGTTTGCGCCGCTTCGCCGCGCAGGCCGTCCAACGGCTGACCTTTCAACCATGCGCCCACTTCCTGCCTCCGGCATGACCGTAAACCTGGGTCGTCTTACAACTGGCGTAACCACTTACGTTCAATCTTCTGAGAACACCCCAGCAACAGAATCAAGCCCAGACGATACCCTCTTGACGGTAAACGTTCGCACCATTGGTTCCATGTTTGACCTTTCCAAGCAGGCCGTTCTTCGCGGTACTGGCGTGGAGGATCAAGTTATCGGTGATGCGATTCGCTCGTATCACTCCAAACTTGACTCTATGATCATTAACGGTGACGGCACTTCTGGCGATCACCTTGGTATCCTCTCAACCACTGGCATTAACGCCACCACCTACACGGATGCAAGCCCAACGTTTGCCGAGTTCTGGCCTAAGTTGGTTGCCGCGATCACAGACGTAACCAGCAACTTCTACGGTTCCGCTAATGCAATCGTTGCCCACCCATCCCTTATCGGTTGCTGGCTTCGTGCGCTTGATTCCTCTAACCGTCCATTGGTAGTGCCAACCGCTGGCAACCCAGTAAACGCGCCAGGATCATACGACCGCCCAGCCTATAACTCGAACCTTCAACTTCTTGGGCTTCCAGTTATTGCTGATGCCAATATGCCGACTAACCTTGGTGCAGGCACAAACCAAACAGCGGTAATCGTTGGTGACTTCAACGAGGCTTACCTCTGGGAAGATGCCGGTTCGCAACCACTTTATGTGCGCTTTGAGCAACCAGATGGCAACGTAGCTATCCGTACCGTTGTCTTTGGCTTCTCAGCATTTACCGCTGGCAAGTACCCTGCCGCATTTTCCGCCATCACTGGTACTGGTCTTATCACCAGCACTTGGGCATAACTGAAATAAGGAGACACCAGGGGAGCCGGATACCCTTCCGTCCGGCTTCCTTGGCTCACACACCATGACCCCTAGCCAAATAATCCAGAGCCTTCTCGAAGAACGTAAAGGCTATGTAATGCGGAATCTCCCTATTCGGGTTGCCGCAGTAGATGAGGCGTTAAAAGTGGCTGGATATGTTGCGCCCAGTGTGCAACACCAAGCACCCGTAGAAACGCCCAAGCAAAGTATTTACAAGGCGAAGAAGAAAGGCTAGGGGTCATGGCTATTTCTAACGGTTACGCGACACTTGCAGAAGTTAAAACTTTCCTCAGCATTACAGATAGCGTAGATGACACGCTACTAGAGGGCATGGTGGAAGCCGCCAGCCGGTCTATTGACCGTATGGCTAACCGTAGATTTTATTTAGACACCACCGCGACTGCTCGACTTTATCGCGCTAATGATGCGCTTCAATTATTTATAGATGACGTAGGTTCTGCCACTGGCCTTATAGTAGCTTTAGATGCTACTAGTCTAGGCAACTACACTAATACGCTTACGCTTAACACTGACTATATTCTCGATCCAATTACTGCGCCAGGTCTTAACCGGCCGTGGAATGTAGTTACTATTGTCTCTGCTTCTTCGGCTTTTGAGGCTCCAATAAACTACCGCCCAGGTGTTCAAGTTACCGCTAAATGGGGCTGGCCTTCCATACCAGATGACATTAACCAAGCGTGCATGATTCTCACCGCTGACTTGTATAAGCGTAAAGATGCACCTGGCGGAATTCTTGGCCTTGGCGATCTTGGCGCTATCCGCATGAGTCCAGTAGGTAGAGACATTACACAAATGGTAC